GCGGGGATGACGAGTCTGTCCTAAGACATTTTATTTCGGCTGAACTCCAGACATTGGAGTTCCCCCTACTGGAGTGACGGATGTAGTACCCGGTAACGATTCCCGAATAACATCGCCCCATCCAATTTTGCCCCACTCCGAAGGTGCAGGGACTTTTGGTGGTTCATATGGCGTTTGAATAACGCCGGGAGCCATCCCACCCGTTGGAGTACCAGCACGGTTTACTTCAACGGGTGTTGTTGGCAAAAGTGCTTTGGCGTCTTGCAAAAGCGACAACCGTTCGGCATAAGTTTGACCGGACGAACTCAATCGCTCCAACCGTCCCCTATGCTCTTCCGGAACACTTGACAATTCATTTGTATACTGATTCTGCAAGTGCTGACGGTACTTTTCCGTCTCCGCTTGCAAAGGAGTAAGCTCCTGAACTTTCTTGAGTGCGTCTTCCCGTTCGGCTCGAAGTCTTTCAATCTCGCTCATCTTCTCTCGCTCCAATGCAGTTGCCTTGTCGGCTTCTGCTTGGGCTTGAGCTTGAAATGCTTGGGCTTGAGCCTGAGCTTCCTTAAGTTGGGCTTCTAGGCTTTTAGCGTGATCCCGAATCTCTTTGATTGTGGGTGACTCCTCAAACTCACTCATTTTCAGCCTCTGCCAATGCTTCAAGAGTTACAGGTTCGGCTGGAACGTCTTGTTTCTTGCCTTTCTTCTTTTCTACCACCCGAAGGTATACGTTGCAATGGGTTTCTTCGTCCCATTCAATCCATTTGACCTTTACCCCACCTAATTCGGTGGATACGGCATGACCTTCATACGGGTTACCTTCATACGGTTGACCGTAGAAAACAGGTGCGTCTTCCGGGCCGTCAAACGTGTTAGCAATTGGGTCATAGTTGCAAACGAATCCTTTTCGTTTTGCACCCGCCCAATCGTATGCTTCTTCTTCAATTGGTTGAACTGCATTGGCAGCGTCTTCAATGATTTGTGCTTTTGTTTTATTAGCCATGATGTTTCTCTGCATTTAGTCACCGCAGGAGGTGACTTGACCCTTGGGTCAAATTGTTATTATTCGGGAGGGAGAACGTCTAGTTGTTTGAACCCTTCGCCCCCTTCCTCTTTCTTTTGCTCTTCGTCTTCTTCCTCTTCGACTTCAAGCGTTTGAGCTAAAGATGCACCCTTAGATTTCAGTACAAACTCTCGTTCAATATCCTCAATCAAATTGTCAACGTCAATAACAGAGTCCTTGGCCGCAACGTATCTGATTGCTCTATCAATGGTAGTCAAATTGTTTTGTACTAGATATACTTGACGTTCGGCAGCTTCCATCAATTCGGACTCTGCAAGCGAGAAGTATGCTGGCCATACCGCTTGGACGTCTTCAACCTCTTCCCAACCTTCAACCCCGGCGTTTCGCATTCCTATGCCCATACGCTCAAAGAACACGCACAATCCGTCTTCCCCGTAGCATTGACGCTTCTCTTCCGTTCGGTCAATAAGAGGAGCATACAACTGGTGCATTACGGCTGCCGTCATATTACCTTTGTTGGTGATTTCAGCGTAGTCGAGATCCACGCACCCCGTAGCGTCATAAATTTGTTGCATCAACTCGTCAGCAAACTTATCCAAATAAATTCGGAAGTCGGGGTTCTGCTCGAATTGCCAAATCTTACCTTGAACGTTTGCCCCGTCTTTGGTTTCCAGAACGTCAACTTCAACGGGGTTGGCTGACGTGTTGGCTTCGTTCTCTGGAGCTGCCAAGTCAATAAATGCCTTGTCGGGGTTGATTATCTTTTGGTTTGACTTGTGTTCCAGGTCACGGGTGAAGTTGATTAAATCAACAATGTTGTACAGTCTCCAAAGGTCACCAAGACCGTATTGGGTTCCGTCCTCCCGGTTCTTGATATACCAAAACGGGATAACCTTGAACGGGTTTTTTTCGGTGTACTCAATTTCCCAATGCTCGAAACCGTCAACTTTTCTTGCTGTTGTATACGGGTCTGAAATCTGATGTTCGCTAATTTGAGCTACCGGAACGGGTTTGTAAACAACGTGGGTTTTGTCCGTCCAGTCCTCTCTACACCATTCGTAATGACCCTTGACGTGATTCCAGACGGGTACTTGGGTTCTGACCATCAGCAGACGGTCGGTGTACATAGAATCCCAATAAAAACGTGTTTGTTCGGCAGGATCCAGAACATCAATTTTGACCCCACCTTCTTCTTTGTCGTACCAATACTTGAGGGCAACACCACCAGACAACGCACCAATTCGACCCACTACCAACGACCGTCTGGTCATGTCGTTAGCTTGCCAAGTATCGGTTACCGTCTTGGTTCCCGAATCGGTTTCACAACGGAACGTCAACGGACGAGCAAAGAGGAACTGAACCCCTTTTTCAACAATATGATTAACAAACGGCAAGCACCGAGGGAACGGGCCTCTATCTTCAACCTTCCAATCCCTCGTCATCTGAGAGTATTGGGGATACGGGAAGAGGTCGTGGTATGCACGGGCCGCACGGGAGATGTTACGAATCAGTTCGTAGCCCGGTGGGTTATGCGGAGTCCCTAATAATAAATCTGGATTGGTGTGCATATCAAATAAACGTTCGTTGTTTGGTAGGGAGCTTTCGTTGTGGCTTGAACTGGAGTGCTATGTCCGAGAACGCACCACTTGAAGCATCTACCATGTCGTCATGTTTTCCATTAGGGAACTTCCTATGTTCTTCAACGTAGTCCCGATTCCATACCCCTTTTACTATTGTAACATTCCCGGCATTGACTTGGGACGCAAAACCGTCTGCTCTTGTTTCCTTGGATCCAGTTTCCCGAACCTTGGCAACTCGATAACCAGCAAACATCCGTATGAAACCCAATGCTTGGTCTTTACCAGCACTTCCAGGATCTTCGGGAACAACAATCTTGACGCCCCGGCCGTCCCGTTTGGCAACTTCCATCATCAGTTTGTTGCGTTCGTCCGTTCCCTCTTGGAACCGTACAGAATCTAAGACGTAAAACCGACCGTTTGCGTCTCTCCCAATTAACACTCCAGCGGTATAGTCACCTTTGCCCGAAGAAGCTGCAATGTCCCATTTCCTGACCCGTGCAACCATTGGTGGCAACTCCGACTCTGGAATGAACTTGAAGTTCGATATCTTGAATAACGAACCGCCCCGTGCAGTAGGCGAACCTTGGAACAAACTCTGGAAGTTGTAGTCCCCCATTTCTGAGCGTTGGGCTTCCAAGAAGTCAACAGGTTTCTGCTCCGGCCATAACGCTTCACCGGGTAACCTGCCGAGAACATCATCCTCTTCCGCAATGGCGGGAAGATTGATATGAGTCCAACTAGGATCCTCCGTAGCTTTGATTCGACCTATGAGGTCGTCTTCATGCCATCTTGTTGCAATAACAAAAACCCGTGTTTGGGGCCAGAACCGTTGGACAATACTTCCCGTCCACCAGTCCCAAATAGAGTTCCTGACCGTTTCCGATTCGGCTTGCTCCCTAGAATTGATGGGGTCATCGCAAACCAGCAAACTGATGGGGTTGATACCAGTTGGAGCCGAACCGACCCCTCTAGCAACCAACCTTGCCCCGTTCCTCAAACGCCATTCTGCCATAGCGTTTGACCCTTTGTCTAGAATTCCTAAGTCGTCCGCTAGGTTCTTTGCTGGCCTGGACAAACTCTTTTCGGCAAATTCTTGGCTATACCCCGTGAAAACGATGGCATCGTTGGGGTTTCTTTGACCCCAATAAATCGGAAGCCGAACGGTCACGGTATCGGTTTTAGCATGACCCGGTGGCATTGAAAGCGTGACCCTCTTGAGGTCACCACTTACTACCTTGTCTATGACCCCGCAAATGTATTCAATGTGCCTTGCGGGGCCGTAATAAGTCGGAACGGTTGTCGGATACCACTCACTAAAGGTCGGGTTCGCCTTCAGGAGTCTGTCCAGCTCTTCTCTTTCGTGCTTGCTCAAGTATGGTAAGCATTCGAGCAAATCGTTCTTCATCTGTGAGAGATTCAAGTGGTTTTCCGTCCGTTGTTACGTCTACTGACGCTTTATCACCATAGATTTTAGGCAGAACTTTGCAAGCAACCCACTTTCTCGTATCCACCTTGAGCCTTGCCCGTTGGATATTCTCATGGTTGACAAGCTTGACCCCGTCTACAATCGTGTAATCATCGCTTTTGTCGTCAGCAATGTCAATGATTTCATCAATATACCTTTCGGCTTGCATTTCCCTTGCTCGTTTGTACAACTCCGCAAACGGGTGGTTTTTATCCCAAGCCCAATTGTAGATGGTCTTTTCGCAAGGCATATCGGGATCCTTGGTGATTTTTGCAATTGACTCACCCATTATCATCCTTTTACAGATGACTTCACCTAGTTGATTCGTGTAAATTTGTTTACCCATACAGTTATTAGACGTTTCAATCCCTGAATTCGCATACGAAGGCGTCTGCAATCTCGCCTTTCCCGCCAAAAATCAATGCCGTTTTGATGGTGTTAGCCGAGTTGACCATAACGTCTCCAAGGTCTTTGGGGACGTTGAACACAACCACTCCAAGGTTAGGCAGAACTTTCCCGCCTACCTTGTAACCAAACCGAAAATTGGCTTTTTTGTTCATACCAAATTACCAAAACCAGCAGCTGCAACCGCCCCGGTCACCGCACCCATGAAATACCGCTTGATGGCAAGCTTCCAGTCGAACTTGTCCAGTTCGGACTTTTTCCACTTGTCCAAATCTACCAAAACCGCCGAGACGAACCCGGAAACCGCTCCGGCAATAACTTTCTTTACTAACTCGTTCATTTGTTTC